CTCGTATTGAAACCAATGATTAAGTTTATGAAATACAATGATCCGCGATTGTCTAAGAGATTTGAACCTATGACCATTTTTTGTTTTGGAGAAGTGGGTCAAGGAAAATCGACTATACAACCTTTGTTGGTGAAAGCTATCTATCGTGAACTTGTTAAAAAGAAGTTCATATATATGGGTAGTTTGTTGCCAGAGTTCGATGAGAATCAGATTTGGACTCGCTCGGTGAATTCACAATTTTGGGATGGATATTTTAACCAATTTTGTTATGTTATGAACGAATTTTGTGCAACTAGTGACACTAAACTTAGGTCGGAAGGAGCTGCTGAATTTAACACCGTAGTTGAAGCTACAAAAATGCCCGTAAATATGTCAGAAGCGCCTGAGAAAGGAACACAATTTTTTACTTCTCCTTTGATATGCGTTACCACTAATTTTGAGGATTTTGGAAATATAGGCATGACCAAGCCTGAATCTGTCTTGAGGCGAATTTATTACCCAATTAAGGTCACTCAGAAAAAACATATAGATTTGGATCAACCACTTACTACAGCTGAGATTGAATCTGCTTGGTTGTTGGAAGCTGTTGCGGCAACAACAGCTGGGAAACATAAGTTTTTTAAATCCAAAATTACGCCAGGCGTTGTTTCTTTTAGAAATTTGGTTCGTATGGTTACAGACAGTATTATTGCTAGTTCTAAAAAGCTTAATATTGTTGATAATTATAAAGGCTTGTCCTCTTCTTCTTCTTCTGATGATGGGGATGATGATTTGCCGCCTAATGATCCCCCACCAATGCCAATTGGTGAACCCCCCGTGATTCCTGCAAGTTGTTTGACTGATGATATGGGAGGAGAAGATGTTATGAAAGCATTGGCTGAAAGAGCGAAACATGCCGCGGAAATGAGAGCGAAGGGTAAGGAGAAGGATAAGGAGCCTTTTAATCCTGAGATTGAACCAGATACGTCTTCTTTTAAATTGATGCGCAATTTGGATGAATTTAAGCATTGTTACATTCAATGTGATTATGTTAGATCCTGGAGTACTGAAAAATTACCGTTGGGACATGTACCTAATGTTCCATGGTATTTCAAGATTAAAGGTGTTACACCGACCAAGAGTCATTTAACTCCTGTTTCTCAAAAACGGTGGGAGTCGATGTATAAATTGGGATACGACGCTAACAATTTGGATAGCGTGATGGAAGGTGTTTTGTTGGAAATTGAAGGTTTTCATTATATGCCTTGGTGTCGAATATCGGAGGAATATTTTAGGGTATTTTACACACATACGCGATGGTCGAGGGCAACTCCTATGGAACGTTTTGATTTGCGCATGAGAGTAATGGAGCAATCTATTGCCACTATGACTGGAAATAGTGCCAATTTTATTGGGTTGTGTGTATGGAATGCAGAGGATCTCGAAATTCAACCTCAACTAGCAGGACTTATATTGCTAGGACTGGTTGGATTACCAGCTTGCTTCTATGGAGGCATGAAATCCAAACCACTGTTTGAATGGGCAACTGAAAAGTTTTACGAAAAATATCAGGCGTGGATGAGCGACGAACGAGGAAATAAACTTTTTACCAACTTGGTATCTCGATCTCATACGACTGATACTATTTGGGATCTAACAGAATTTGCTGATTTAACTTTCGTTACATGTTCTTGGAACGAATACGCTCTGTCAGCATTGAGCTTGGATTGGATAATTGGGGTAATCAAGAAAGAAAAAATAATGACTCCAGCCTTGATGTGTTTGCTTATGAAAATTTTGGAGAATGGACCCGATGTTAAATATAGGCCTAATTTTTCATTATTGTCAAATGTGGATGCTCGATTTGATTGTCTGTTCAAGATGGCTTATTCTACTGATCATATGGCAGTTATTCTGGCATTAATGAGGGATGAGGGTATACCATTAAAAGATCTCAATGATTATACGGGAACTACCTTCATACGAATGAAATCAACCGATCCTAGTTGGTTTCAGAAGTTGGCGTCTACTAAAAGAAAAGGCATAAATGAGAGTGCTTGGGTAGGTTTGGGTGCAACTGTTGCTTCTTTAGCCGTTACTATTGGATTGTTTGCGCTTTTGGGATCGGCTATGATTGCTTTGGTCAATTATTATGATGAGATTGAACCTGAATCTTATCAGAAAGATGTTAATGTGCGAATGCGGAAGAAACCGGAAGTTAGGAGAAATCACAAAGGCGTGGAAATAAAACCTCAAGGTTATGAAAGTTATACTGACGAGATGATTAGTGTTGCTCCTTTTATGAAGTTGGTGAGCTTGATGAGTGATACTGAGAATATCCAAACTTGGGCTTTGGTTTCCGGTTATTCTGTTTTTGTGAACATGCATATATTTGCTCAATTAGGTTCCGTGAATCGAGTTTCTTTTAGAGACCTTGATGGAGGAAAAGATTGTATGACCGTTCCTGTGGCATCAATTACAAGATTAGAGAATCGTGATGGTTATAGAATTGATTGTAGGCCCGAAGCTATGAATGCATATCCCTGTGTTAAAAAGTGGTGTGTTTCGTCTTCCAAACCTTTTAAGGGGGTTGGTAGTGTTCGGTTGGCTTATACTGTTCGTAGAACCAAACAAGGAATGGCTCCTTTACTTACTTGTACTTCGAGTGATATTACTAACTTCGATGAGAAAGAAAGAAAAGTTGGAGCAATTAAGGCCGTTCAGTCTTTCCACATAAAACAATGTTACATAGCATTTGGTTGTCCAAACCAAACAGGTGATTGTGGAAAGATACAAATGGCTTTGGTGCCTGGAAAGAAAAGAGTTATGGGAATCCATCAGGGTGGAATTGGTCAGGATTCTTTTATCTGTCCGATCTTTGAAGAAGATGTCCCTTCTATTGGAGATCCTTTAATTCCAAGTGCTTTGGGTAAGGAGATTCAATCTCAGTATGGAGTAACAACTTTTCCTAAGCTGGAAGCTCCAGGTTATTTGGATAATCCTGTTTTCGTTCCGTCTCAAACATGTTTTGTAGAAAGTCCAATATTTACGCAGATGTGGGAAGATGATAGAGTTGAAGTTGCTCCTGCAAATTTGACTTTTTTTGAAAACTCCAAGGGAGAAATGGTGGATCCTAGAACGAAAGCCTTTGAAAAGATAGGTAATGATTGTGATGTAGCTGACTGGTCAGTTTTAGACGATATGTTGGATCATCCAGAAGCTTATTATCAAGGGTTCGGAGAACCTAGAACCACACCGCGAATGTTAACGTTGGAAGAAACGCTAAACGGTATTGATGGTAAAATTGATGGCTTGGATAGAAGTACGTCTCCAACCTTTGATTTTCATGGTGAGAAGAAGAAAAATTTATGGTCGGAAAAAGGCCTCCCGTTTTGGGTTGATCCTAGAATTGAAGCGGACTTGGCGGAGATGAAACAAGCTATTGCTGATGATCGTGATGTTAAAAACACTGCTTTTGGGTGTTTTAAGGACGAGTTGCGAGATCATGCTAGAGTCGATGCAGGCAAGACGAGATTGTTTGCGGTTAATTCTTTGATGGTTTGTATTTTTATTAAGATGCATATAGGAATGCTATTTTGTGAGTTGAAAACTCATTTGATTGATGTTTCTTCTTCAGTTGGTATTAATCCTTACGGACCTGAGTGGGCTCATTTGTATGATTACATCATGGATTTAGATGGTGAAATGATGAATGGAGATTTTGAAGGGTGGGATGTTTCAATCAAGTTCATTATGACGTATTTGCTTTTTAAGTATTGCAATAGTCATTATAAATACAAAGAGAATTCCTGGGAGTGGAAAGAACTGCGTATGGCATGTCGTTTGACTGTAGGCTTTTTAATCATCTATGGTAAACGTGTGTTTGAACTGAGGTTTAGTGTCTGTTCGGGAGGATGGGCTACTTCAATAATGAATACTTTTTGCAATCATTGTTTTCATAACGCTTTGTGGTTGTGGTTAATTCAACCTAGACTTCCGGAGTTTGGAGGCAAAGGGTATACAGCTAGCATGAGTGATCACATGAGAATGACTTTTTATGGAGATGATAGCGCTGGGCGACTATCTAAAGAAGCGTCGCAATTTTGCAATATGGGAATAGCGGCAGATTTTTTTAAGAAGTATTTTGGGCTAAGGTACACTAGTCCTAACAAAACCGATGCAAAAACTTGGGATGGAGGTGATATTACTCAATTTCAATTTTTGGCGCGTAAGTTTGTACCAACCAGTCTTGATGGACTGGAAACGGTTCTAGCACCTTTAGAACTGTCTTCTATATACGGCATGTTAGCGTATATTAGAAAACCGAAACAGGAAGGGATGACCGTTGAGACTCAATTTCAACAAAATCTACGAACTGCCCAGATGGAGATGTTCATGCATGGGGAAGAAAAATATGAAAGTTTCATGATAGAAATTAGGCGCTGGACACAGTATATGCCGATGAAACCTAATTACGAAGAGTATTCTTATTGGAAGAAACTCTATATTCGTGGTTATTCTGTCGCTTCAGGAGGTAGTCCTGTTTTAAAAAACGCGTTTGTCGGATTTGATGGCATTCTCCTTGACGAGGGGGGTGATCCTGCTGACAATCTATAGTCAATTACTGGAGGGGTGTGCGTGCCTGACTAGCCGTACATTCTGTTGAAAGATAAAAAGGTCGCCGAATACGATGGAGATAATAAACAACAAAAAGAAAAAATAGTTTTCACCACCTTAGGGTTGGTAGAAGACACATGTGAAGACAAAACGACACCAGTTTTGTTTGATGATAGGGCTTTGGTCCCGATAAGGGTTCTGGATAGAGAATACTTGTGGGATGTTAATGCCGTAACGATAGGAACAGCTTCGGAACTGATAACTGATCATCCTATACGTATGATCCAAACACAACCTGCTTTGCAGGGAATAGCAAAAAATTTTAGGTATTTTCGTTTCAAAAAGATTATACTTAGATGGGTTTTGACCACAGTTCCACAACAGTATGGGTTTCTTCTGGCTTTGGCGGAAGCAATTCAAGCTGCGGACGGTTTTGACGGGCGAGTGGGAACCGATGTTATATTAATTCCTCTCGTTGATCAAACGAGTGTTGAAATAGAGAGACCGTGGAATTGGGTTCACGATTGGGCAGAGTTGGTTCCTGATGGTACCCTTGATACAGATGGGAATCCTTATTTGCAGTGGTTTTTCACGCTGTTCAAGTCCGAGTTCACTGTGGATAAGACAGATGCTGCTGTTACTAGTGATGTCGCAGTAACAGCATATGTCAGATTTGAAGGGTTGGAGTTTGATGGTCCTCATAATTATGCGAATGTTATCCAGCCTCAAATGGGTGACAATGTAAATGCTCTTACAGCTGCTGCTATAGCTACGGGTACTACCGTGGCGGGAATGATTGGAGCTGGGTTGTACAAAGAAACCTACGCTCTAGTTGATGATAAAGTTAAATCTGTTGCCAAAACTGTCGTGAATGATGTTTACGAGTCTGTTTCAGGGATTCGAAATCATGATGAAACTAAACTTGAAGAGGATGTTTCACCTGGTATTGCTCAGCATGGTGTTTCTTCTTCTACTCACGGTTCTATATCTTATGCAACTAGACGTGAAGCCGGTTCCTGTCTTACGATTTTTCCGGATAGGAGGTTGGTTAATCCGTCCCGGTTTTGTGATAAAAATTCGAGACATTCTGTCCGTGGTATGTGCAAAATTCCTCAGCTTATTTACTATGGTTCTCTTGGTGACGGAGTTATTCTTACTCCTATTCCTGTGTGTCCAGATTATATATTTGCAGGAGCTACCCCAGCTATTCAATTGATTTCTCCTATTGGATATCTGTCTTACTTTTCTCAGTTTTTCAGGTATTGGAGTGGTTCGTTAAAATACCATTTCTTTTTTACAACTTCTTCTTTTATTTCAGCGAAAGTTTATATTTCGTTGACTTATGGCTTGGATACTACTGGAACTTCGCCTCGGAGCGTGGGCAATATTCCTACTCAGATGATTACAGTAAGAGGGAATGAAAAAGTGACTTTTGTGGTTCCTTACTTAGCGCGTACTGCGCGGTTACCAACGGTCGCCATGGAAGTGGAACAGATAAGAGCATTGCCTAGGCTTTCACTTCAAGTGGAAGCCATTTGCTCAGGGGATAGGGCAGCAAACGTTGTGACAGCGGTATATATGTCAGCTGGAGATGATTTTGTATTTCATAATCCCCAGACAATAAAAAGGGAGGTTGATCCGCTTGCTAGGAAGAAAGTGGATACTGCCCTTGAAATACAACCTCAGATGATGGTAAACGAAAGTGCGTTGCTAAACACAGTTTTGCCTGGTATGAGATCTCCCACGCCTATAAGGTGGGAGTTAGCAGTAGAAGATTTGATTTCTAGATGGTGTGTAAGAGAAACTACGAGTGGTAGTATTCCCGCGACGGTTGCTTTTGATCCGACGCGAGTGTACAATCGTTTGTCTGCAATAATTCCCAATAATTGGGATCACTTGTGTCATCTTTTTGCATTTAATTCTGGAGGGATTAGACATAAAGTTCAAGCTTCTGACCCTGCTCAGGTAGATCTTGTGGCTGTTCTTGAGTCACATGCACATGTAACAGGGTTTCATGCATTTGAGGACCCTAGTAATGGTATGGCAGCAACGGGAGTGAAAATCTGGCCTTTTCTCGACTTTGAGATGCCATTTATCGCGAACGTAGATGTTGATCCGCTATACGATTACCAGGGTTTTCCATTAAGGGAAGATTTCTTGACCCATTTGGAGGGTGACCTTCAATTTGATTGGATAAAAGCTGG